ACAGCGTTTGTAACGAAATTTACAATGCGCTTTATTCCTTTCGCCTAATATTATGAGTATTAAAATACATTATGGTCCACCGGGTTCATATAAAACCAGTGGCGCGGTTATGGATGACTTTATACCAGCTATAAAACAGGGTAGGGTAGTAGTCACTAATATTCGTGGATTATCTGAAGAAAAAGCCCGTGAAGTTTATCCAGATGCTCCTGACACATTTGAAGTTATTTCTTTAGATACAACTAAAGAAGAAAACAGGGATAAATTAGCTCGCTGGTTTCACTGGATTCCAAAAGGGTCTTTGTTAATACTTGATGAGGCCCAAATGATTTTTCCGAAACGATGGAAACAATCTGAAATAGATGCGTTGAATTATGGTGATTCTTTGGAGCAGGCCGCTACTGATTCACGTCCTTATAGCTGGACTGACGCATGGGAGATGCACCGACACTATAACTGGGATATTGTTTTAACAACCACCAATATCAAGCTAATCAGGGATGATATTAAAGCCAATGCTGAGGGTGCTTTTAAACATTCTAATTTAGCGACAATTGGACTAAAGGGTCGATATAAAGAAAGTTATCACCCGGCTATGGAGTCGGGTACAGCTTCTAACATCATTTCGATGCAACAGAAGAAAATTAAAAAGAAGGTTTGGAAACTCTATGATTCAACAACAACCGGCCAACATAAAGACACTCAAGCAGGAATCAGCATTTTTGCGAATCCTCGCATTCTCATTCTGGTCAGTGTTCTGGCATTTGCAATCTATCACTTTTTCTTTGGTACCTCTGACGAAGGCGGCGGGACAATTGGTCAAAAACTTCTATCGTCGGCTGTTGAAGAACCGGTTCCTACGGTGGTTCCTCAAAAAGTTGTTTCGTCTGACAATCTGGGTGCTGATGCTGTTCCTGATCAGTCGATTGCTCGTGATGATGTTCAGTTAAAGAAAGATAATCCGGAACCTTTACGGAACCAGGAAATTGACATTATAGGTGGTGTTTTCCATGAATTTCTCAAAGAGAAAAGGGTATATCTTTTTCAGATTGAAAAAGACGGTGTGAAATATACGCTTATGTCCGATGACCTTAAGCAAATGGGCTATAACATAGATGCAATTCATCAATGTTATGCAAAAATATCCTTCGCAGATCTGGTGCGTCATGTAACTTGTGGTGCTCAACAAGAAAAACAATCATCTTTAGGTTCCATCTAACCTGCGAGGCGACGCAGGGAGCCGACGCGGGTTAGATGGAATTTTGCTATCAATTTGTTCTCCTGGTCAGCTGCAGGATTCATTGATTTGCAATCATTCTATAAATCTATTTCTAAACGGTGTTTCTAAATCTTGCTGATAATCTTCTTTAGCAATTTCTAGCACCATATCGCTTTGTGTTGCTGCTTCCAGTGATCTTCTCAGAGTTATTTCCAGTTCTTCAAAACGTCGCCTGTATTCGGCATTTAAAGCTTCTGATCTTTCCAACCTTTTTATTAATTCATCCCTGACTGTGCAGCTTGTCTGATACATTTTAATAATCAGTTCGATTGCTTTTGTATCTGTTGCTATACCATTATTTCTTTTAAAGTGATCCAGTGGAATTCTGAAGTTATCTGTATTTCGAATTGTTAATGCCATCATTTTTTCCTTACCTGGTTAACCAGGTTCATCTCTTTTGCAATCAATTTTGAAAAATCCATTTGTGTGTCCTTTTAAATCTTTTCATTGCTCTTGTTGTTTTGCTTCTAGCTGCCTTTCTTACGTGAAACATTATTAACCAGTTTTTATCAGATTTACTTCTTTTAGTAACTGGTCTTTTTCTGATTTCATCAATTACTAATTGAACGTCCTGATCTTCGCACCATTCGTTATTCCAACCTGTCAACCTTGCTTTAAATTCACTGAATTTGTTTGACAGCTTCACCCGCAGCCACTCCACCCAGTCGATCGTTTTATTCACAAACTTTGTGACTTTTTTCTTGGCATCTAACAGTGGTAATTCCACAAATGCATAACCACCGATCAACTTTAGTTCCATTTGTTCTGTTATTTGATTCATTGCTCGTTCCCCGTGTCACCAAAGAGATAATGCTGTTGCTTGTCTGCATCGCAGACATAGCGCCGCGCGCTATGTCGTGATAACGACGATTTCATGTAATGAGGGACTGTCATAGGGAAGCGCAGCGTTAGTAAATCGCGGGGTCCCGCGCCTTGGCGTGGGTTCCGATTTACGGCCCTTGACAGTAAACCGAATGAAATGGAATTGCTTTTAAGGGAAAAGGGCTTTGCCGTGTGAATTTCGCAGGGCAATCACCCTGTAAAAGTTTTTAAATTTACGCTTGACAGGCTAAATTTATAAGACTATTTTTCAGTCTAAGTATTTAAGACTAGATTGAATTTATGCAATCAAAACTGCGTTACCTGGTTAACCTGGATGAGAAAAAATGCAATCAGAATTTTATAACAAAGAAGGATGGCCTTTTGATATGACGCCAAAAATTGAAGAAAGAGAAGATGCCGTTGGACTTGCTGTTGTTGTGTTTTGGAAACGTAACACTTTTTATAATTCTCGCCATCTTTGGATTCGATCTGCGATTTCATTACACCGTGTTGCTCGCTCTAATGGTTCTCAATCTGCTGCTTTTTTATCTGATATTGCTTTCAAGCGTGCAGAAATGTGCCATACATTCACGCCCAAAATTGTGAATGAAAATTGGAAAAATGGAATACCTGATCACCTTCTGCCAGCTTCGGAGCGTGTCGCGTGACAGATGGCGTCCTAGTAACACCGCCACTTAGTCCCATGGGTGGGACTTTTTCGCCATTTACACCCCTTCCTGCACCAAAACAGTGCAAAGTAGAAACAGATGGTTTTTTGCTGGATTGGATTACTGCACGTATACCAGAAAAATTTTTTACTGGGGATGAATGGCGCTTTTTGATGATGCAAGGCGACCGCATTATGCGATTTAATCCGAGAACAGGTGTTACTGATTATGAAATACAGGCATGGGATTCAATACGTTCTGACAGTCATTCTGTAACTTATCGTGTCGGTGCTGATGCGTTATGGATACAGGGTTCACCGGCTAGGGCAATAGGTCAGGGTGATGCTGTTTTTGGCGCTGGTGCATCTTCTGATCTGAATATTTCTGGCTCATTGCAAAGGATGGTCGCTTTCATTGGGGATTCGCTAGGCATTGATTTGATCCAGCACTCCCCGAGTGAATGGATTGTTACTCGCATTGATGTTACTGCCAATATGGATTTGGGGTCTGAAGCCAATGTAAGGTCTGCTTTATCGATACTGAGAAATACTGAAGGTGGTCGGTATCGAATGACCCAAAATGAGATTGGCACGGTTTACTGGTCGAATTCATCAAAACTACGTTCTGGTAAGGCTTATGGCAAGGGTCAGCATTTACGCCACCTGATGCGTAAAAAAGACTATGACGGTTATCAGTATTCACCAAAAGAAATACTTGCAGCGGATAGATTACTGCGTCTTGAACTTTCATTAAAAAGAGAATTTTTTGCTCGCCATGATTGGCGCTTACTTGATGCTGATTATCTTGTCAGACAGTGGCGCACATATTTTGAGCGCATGATAGGGGATAATGAAGTGGAAAACGAAAATGACTTAATTGCTAGAGTCTATGAAATTGCTGAAACGAAAAGAAAAGCTAGAGCGGCATTAAATTGTTGGTCGGTTATCAAGGCAGAGGGTAGAGCGGCTGCGCTTAATCGTTTCTCAAAAACAACTTATTACAGGCATGTCCAGCTTCTTAAAGCGGCAGGTCTTTCTGATTCTGATATTGGTAATAGAAAAATTGTTGCTTTCCGTCAAAAAATATTCACAGCCCAAATAGCTACAGGCTGGAATGATTTACTAAAAGTAGCTTAACAATATGCAATCAAAATATTTAAACTTGGTGAACCAGGTAAGTTAAAAATGATTGCAAATATGGAGATATAAAAAATGTCCCAAATCAATGTTGAAGGAATATTTTTACAGGCGCTTAAATGGAATATGACTGACGAAGATACAGGTGAAGTTCGTTCGGGCTGTAAAGTCAGGATAGCAGTTCCAGTCGACGGTACTGAATATAATCCGACTAAAGGTTTCATCATCAATGAGTATTCGGCTCCAGTTACTTTTTTTGACGCTGTTGATCAGTCCATGGCTGGTCAACATGTTGTTATGGATTTGGAATTAGCACAGCGTGGTAAAAACGTAAAACTGATTCCTCAAACAATTAAGTTGCAAAAGAAAGCGGCTTAATATGGCTTCTATTCTTCAATGTTCAACCGGGTTTGTAGTCGATGGTCAGGGCTTAATTACCTGTCCTGAGACATTGGAGAATGTCGATTCTGCTCAACTAGAGTTATTGCTAGTTGGCGGATTTGATCGAGACGCATTCGACATTGCATTTGCGGGTGTTATCGGTCTTTGGGTTGTCGGTCTTACGATCGGCATTATTGTTAGTGTTCTACGAAAAACGAGGAGTTAAATTATGAACACGTTAAAAAAATGGGGTGCTGGTCTTGCGGCCGGTTTTGGTGCTTTGATGACTTCAGCGCATGCAGCGATTGATACTGTGCCTATTCAGGCCGGTCTTGATGCTGCTCATGCTGACGCGCTTTCAGTTGGCGAAATGGTAGTTGTTTTTGTGGCTGGCCTGATCGTTATCGGTGTTGTTATCAACATGGTTAAAAAGGCGTAATGATCTGGTCGGCTTTACTCGGTGCCGTGGCTGCCTTCGCTTTTATTGAAGGTGTCCGGCTTGGGTGGTTTACCTGATCGGGGAAGGCGGCAACCGGAGCCGCCTTTTTTAATTATGAAAAGAATACTTATTTTCCTTTTATTAATATTTATTTCTAGCCAGTCTTATGCTGTTCATTATAGGATGGGTTCCATTGTAAAATCGACCCCGTTAGATGCCTGTGACGGTTCTTACAATTCACCAAATTTTACTATACATCCCTTATCATCTAATCCGACTTATCATTGGCAATGTATAAGGTATGGAATAACTAATATTGGTACGGTATACGAACAATGCTCAAATAATAATAATACATACGGCGACCCAACTATTTGTACAGAATGCGATCCAGCAACCGGCAATGGATGCGGATCAGAATACGAACCGCCTAATCCCTGTGAAGACCTTGTTAGTCAAACGACAAATCATAGCGGATCAGGATTAGAGTCACCTGCTAATATCTGTTCACAGCAATGCAATGCAGTAAAACAAACTTCATCATCTTCATTGGGACAAGGTTGGTGGGGAACCTATTATTATGATGGTACTGATTGTACTGATGGCGGTGGACCAGTTAACGAACCAGATCCGGAATATGAAAATTGTCATGCTATGACTGAATCAGGTCATTTTATTTGTGACAATCCATTATCAATAAATAATTTACCCGCTGAAATACCTGATGACGATTGTGCAGGAATAGCAGGAATAACTATTTGTTCATCTGATCCGAAAAACTGCGGTGAGTTTAACGGGCAATACATTTGTGCAGAACCCATAGAAACATCAGAGTTTTGCCTTGAAAAAGACGGTAAGCGGGTTTGCGGATCTGACAATGTAAAACAAATCGAACAATCAACAACGATTCAAAACCCGGACGGCAGCACAGTAACGGTTACAACAAATACAACTAATGTAAAAAACAGTGTAACCACTAACACAACACAAACGACTAGCCCGGACGGTTCACAAGTTACAACAGAAACCACATCGACTGACCCGGAACAAATGGCAGGTTTAAAATTCACTGCACCAGAAACAGGAACTTTTGAAACCACTGTTACATCAGACGTCCAGTCATTAAAAGATGATATTTCAGCAAAATTTAATGAAATAAAAGGCGATTTATCCGGAATGATGAGTTTATCGGCTGCGGGTTCTTCTGAACTTCCTTGTTATGATTTTTCTTTCGGTAGTCAATCTACTCAATTGTGTCTATCTGATGCCGAAGAATTTTTTAATATGCTTGCTATAGCAGTTTTATTTATGGCCACTATTATGTCGGTCTTTATTGTATTAGGCGGGAGTAAAATATAATGGAAGCAATCGGAGCTTTACTAGATGGAATTACATACATTACTGACTGGATTGGTAACGGCCTTTATACTTTTATGGTCGAGTCTTACGCGCTTTTAGTTGAATATTTAACTTTAGCTTCTTTGACTACAACATTATGGGCCATGTCTTTTGGTTGGGATGTAGCAAAAGCCATTCTCGAAAATTTTGGATTATCTGAATTATTAAACGATGCCTGGAGTTATTTAGACAGTAAAGCGGCATCTTTGCTGATTTATTTAAATGTGCCTGAGGCAATCAATATGTTAACAACAGCGTTTGTAACGAAATTTACAATGCGCTTTATTCCTTTCGCCTAATATTATGAGTATTAAAATACATTATGGTCCACCGGGTTCATATAAAACCAGTGGCGCGGTTATGGATGACTTTATACCAGCTATAAAACAGGGTAG